TCGTACAGCAGCTTGATCGTTTTCGATACAGACCCATCATCATTAAGAAGAGCCACCTCATATGAAGTGGCTTTCTCTTCAAAGACGCATTCGATTGTCGGGTCTACGGCCGCATATCCCGGATTAATGATAGTCTGAATACCTGAATTAAATTCAAAATCCTTCGCCGGGCCGTATTTTTTTGGGTCAGGACAGATAAAAGTCAATGTTGCAGTCTGAAAGCCTCCCTGTTCTTCGCCTTCTGAAATGCTTTCAAAGACAGCGTTATAGAATCTGTCGGGCTCATCATGAAAAATTAACGGTTTAGGCTCTTCAGTGTGCAGAATAAAAGTCAATTCCTCCTGCTTTTTCTTCAACTCTTCTTCACTGCTGAAGGCAAAAAGAACCTCAATGGTTATGACTCTTACAGGGATTCTTGTGTTCCGCAGGAAACCGCCGGGGCGATTCCCGATAGTGGCTGTATTCACTTCTCTTCCTGTCACTCCCCGGCCGCCCGTGGTCTTCACATAAAAGAAGGGTGATATATCAATACCATCAAACGTGATTTTCCATTGGTTAGGCAGTAGTTCCTGATAATTGATCAATTAATTCTCGTCCTCCTTGCGTTCGACCTTTTCTGAGCGTCTGTGACAGGTTTTTCTACGCCTTGACCGACCTTCTTGCTGTCCAGCTCAACAACAATCATTCTGTCAGGCAATTCAAGGTTCCGGATGTCCGCGCTTAATTCTTTTCTAACCGTGCCGAGTTCGCTGCTAGAAATGGATGTGTCATATGCAAAATTCATATCCTCTTGCTGAATAGTCATAGCTTCACTGACGGCTCCCATAGCTTTTTGAACAGTGCCGATACCATTCTGAATCCCCACAGCGATACCAGCAGGAACCATGATCCCCACCTGATCCCGCATCAATCTGGATGGGGAGTGGATTTTCAATTTTTTCTTAATGGTTTTCTCAATTGTCGAGGCGATGGAATTTGCTTCTTTCGCCAGCTCGCCTTGCATATTCTTCATTCCAGAAATAATGCCAGCCATTGTATTTGAACCGATGGCTTTTCCGCTTTTCTTGAGAGAACCAAGCTGTTTTACATCCACTGTAAGCTCCCCAATTTTGCGGAGATAGTCATTTTTCAAAAGTGCCAGTTCTTTATTTGCGGCAGATCGTAATTCAACTATTTTCTTGGTTGTCTCGTTCTTCAGTCCGGTTAATTCTTGTTCCGCCTGAGTGCTCGCCAGCTTATGCTTTTCCTGCCACAGCTTGACATACTCATTTAACTCGGAATCTGTCATGCGTGAAATCGCATTAATCTGATCAGCTGACCCGATACCCATTTCTTTCAATTCGTCTGTGAACGCCTTCGGTGCCCGGCTTGCTATTTTTGAAATGTCATTGTTGAACGTTTTGATCTTGTCCAGCTGCTTTTTAAGATTTGCAGTCAGCTTGGAGCCGTTCACTTTTTCACTTGAGACATCATCAAATAGACCGATGGCGTTATAAATCGCGTTAGTTCGGTCTTGCAGCTCCTTTTTATAGGCATCGTTGGCCGCCTTGGTATCAGCAGTCAGTTTATCATTCACACTTTTGAATTTTGAGAGATAAGTATTGTTTGCGGAAAGAATGCCCTTGTTAAGCTTATCAGCCGCTTTCTTTTCGGCTTCCTTCTGCTTTCTGGCCTTATCAGCCATCGTTTTTTGAGTCTGATAGATTTCCCGTTGAACCTTTATTTGCTGGTCAGAATTCAGCTTGTTCTTCTTCTTGATTTTCTCAAGTGTTTTGATATACGTATTCCCGCTGATTTTTCCTGTATCGTATTTTGCCTCAGCTTTCTTAATCTGATCTGATACTTTCTTGGTATGCGCCAGCTTCGCCTTCGCTTCCTTGCGCTGCTGCTCTTTCAGAAGCTTCTTCTGCTTATCAGAGGCGCTTTTGGATGCCTGATATATCTCGCGTTGGATTTTTCGGTTTTGCTCGCTGGTAAGCTTGTTTTGCTTCTGAATCTTCTGCAATGTTTTGATATACGTATCGGCGCCCATTTTCTTGGTGTCATACTTCACTTCAGCGTTCTTAATTTTATTGGAAACCTTTACCTCAGCCGCCTTCTGAGCCGCTTTCGCTGCTTTTGCCGCGGCCGCTTTTACTTTGCCCTGCGATTTATCAATACCAGCCGCCATACCGGTGCCGACGTGATATCCGACCTGGTCACGCATTACCCTTGACGGTGAATGGATTCCCAGAAGCTTTTTCATGCCGTTAGGAATTGCGTTTGCCATTGATTTAACTTTGCTCGCTAATGCACCCGCCATGCCGCTGATACCATTTATTAAGCCTTGTATGATGTTGCGGCCAATGGACTTGAGGTTGATGCCTCTAAAAAATTTCATGACACCATTCCAAATGCTGACAATGCGTTCTTTCGTTGCTTGGATACGGTTTACGATTTGCGCTTTCATATAGCTGAACGCTGTAGAAGCTGCGCTTTTAATGCCGTTCCAAATGGACATCACTTTGCTTTTCACTGTATTCCAGAGGCTTATTACTCTGTCTCTCGTCGCTACAATTCTATTGACGATTTGCGCCCGCATGTAGTTGAAGGCTGTTACAGCTGCACTTTTTAAAGCATTCCAGACAGATGTCACTTTGCTTTTTATCGAGTTCCACAAACTGACCATTTTGTCTCTGGTTGCAATAATGCGATTCACAATTTGTGCGCGCATATAGGTAAAAGCAGTCACTGCAGCACTTTTCAGGGCATTCCATATGGACGATACTTTACTCTTAATTGCATTCCAGATGCTGATCATTTTATCTCTCGTCGCAATGATCCTGTTAACGATCTGCGCCCGCATATACGTAAAGGCTGTGACGGCCGCCGATTTAAGCCCCGACCAAATTGAGGTAATAGTGTTCTTAATGCCGTTCCATACTGAAGTCGCAGTCTTTTTAATACCATTCCAGACAGAAGAGGCAAACGATTTTATAGCATTCCAAACTGTTGTGAAAATGGTTTTGTACAAATTGAATTCCCATTTAAAGAAAGCAGATAGCCCGTTCCAAATGGTTTTAGCTGCCGAAACAATTCCATTCCAAACAGTGGAGAAAAACGACGTTATTGCGTTCCATGTTGATGTTGCCGCTGTTTTAATGCCTTCCCATACAGATTGGAGCCACTGAGATATGACGCCCCAAACTTGAAGGGTGTACTTCTTGACTTTATCCCAATTGGCAATAATGAGAACAACTAAGGCTATAACCGCCGCTGTAATCCAACCGATAGGCCCCATTGCGATGATCCATGACGCTGCCATGCGCGCCGCATTTGCCGCTGCTTGAGCTGCCAAAATGACCAAGCGTTTACCAAATAAGATCATTTGTTTAATACCTGCCGCCAACATTGACACAAATGAACTGATTTTTGCCGCAGTCCACGCCGCTGCCATTCGTGTTGCTTGGGCTGCTGATTTTGCCGCTAAAACAGTTATTCTGGCAATGAAAAGCCCCATCTGCTTAATGCCGTTTTTCAGCATTGTTATGAAAGAGCTGATTTTCATCGCAGTCCATGACGCCGCCATTTTAACAGCATTAGCTGTTGCTCTTGCTGCCATCGCTGTATACTTCGCAATGAATTGTCCCATAGTTGCTATCGCTGATTTTAATTGACCAATCAGGCCGGCCAGCTTTATACCCGCAGCTGTGGTTTTGAAGGTTCGTAGATATTCAGCTGCATCTTTAAAATCTTTAAGACCGTTGGTAACAGCACTGACTGCTACTATCGCCGGAACAATAGCTCTTAAAGCACCGATTAATGAAATGCCCGCTGCAATGAACTTCCCAATTGCCGGGTTTGCTTCCATCGCCGCATTAGTAAATTTCAAAAACCCGTTTACATTCTCCAAGATCGTTTTGCCGAGTGGAGCCATGCCAACAAGCAAGTTGATGATAGTCTTCGCGATCTGCCCCAATGTGCTCCATACTGTAGGGCCGTTAGTTTTGATATAGTCAATGAACGATTGAAATTCTTTTGTTTTCGTAACGCTGCCAGCCCACTCATTGAACCGCTTTGTCATACCTACCAGCGATGTCATCATGTCTTGAGACATAGGAGCGAATCCAGTAAACAGCTTAGTCAGACCGCCCGAAAAGTTTCTGATGATCTGCAGCAGTTTCGGGCCGTTGGTTTTTGTATACTCCACGAAAGCCTGAAATTTCTTTGAGGAGCCCAAGTTCGCTGACCACTTCACCCATGATTGGGTCATTCCTTCGATGGATTTTGTCATGCTCTTTCCGGTCGGTCCGAATGCTACGATCAGATTAAAAACTGTCCGTAAGACATTCCCGGCAGATCGGCCGAATGAAGCAAACGCCCCCGGAGCTTCTTTGTTCAGATAGGAAATGAATCTCTGCATGTCCGGAGCTTTAAAAGCCTTGTCCATGCTTTTAGCCAGTCCCACGCCCTCTTTTGCCAGTCCATCAAACATTGGAATGAGTGAGTTAAGCGCGAGTTTAAACGTATTTAGAGACATACCGAATGTTTTTAAGATCGGCTTTTGAACCATCGTACCGATGTCCCGCCAATTGTCTTTAAAGTCTTCGAGGTTCTTTAATGCCTCTCTCTCTTCTTTTCCAAGAGATTTTTGCAGATTATTGATCTGTTTCATGATTTTAGCGCGCTCTTTCGCGCTTGTTGCATTGTCCAGCTTCTCCTGCAGCTTGGAAAGGTCTTCGGATGCTTTGAATACACCGCTTATCGAAGTAATAGCAAGGGCGCCGAATGCCGCCGCGCCTGTTCCCGCTGTTGCAAATGCACTGGTTAACCCCATTACTCCGCCGGCTGCCACCCCGAGCATAGGACCCAATGAGCCGATTACCCCGACAATACTTGCAAGGGCTGGCGAGATTGCAGGGAGTAGGGACGTTAGTGCCCCGGCAATTGAATGACCGATGACCGTTGAAACTGAGTTTGTGATCTTGGCAAGCCTGTTCATTGACGTTTCAAACCGATCAATTCGAGCTTCTATACTAATCCATACTTTTCTCGGCAAGGACGCCAGAGCAGCGCGTGCCGTTGCTACAGAGCGCATAAGCGCAGCTGTGTTTCCGTTTATGACCGTGGTAATTCTGTTTGGCAGTGAAGCCAAAGCTGAACGGACTGCCGAAACCCCGCGCATGATAGGCGACGTGGCCGCATTAAAAGTGGTAGTTACGTTATGAGATACTGATGCTATGGCTGACCGCGCAACAGCGACAGCACGCCCTAAAGGAGTGGGATTTCCGTCTATCGTCGTTGTGATTCTGTTCGCCACCGCCGATAGCCCTGCTTTAGCGCGTGCCAATGCGGAAGATAACGGCCGCACATTCCCCATTAATTGCGTGGTGACAGTTTGGGGAATCTGTCTTAATCTTTGCTTCGCCCAATTGATGGCCCGTGTTAAAGGGTCTGAATCCGCATCTAAATCAACCCGCGTTCGTTCATGTCGATGAACAAAATTATCTATTTGTTGCGCCGCCTGCCGTACTCTTGCTTGAAAGCTGGCAATTTCGGCGTCAATCTCGACAGTGTGATGATCAGCCATCCGGCGCATTATATCGTTGACACGATCCATACTGCGATTAAATTTTCGTGTCTGTGCTTCAACTATCGCTGTCAGTCTTTCGATCATTCCCTCACCCCATTCCTTGTCCGGATTTTGAAAAGTGGTTGCGGATTGCATCATTAAACCGCTGAACCCCTTTGGCTCGTTTGCCAAGCTCGTTTACATCTGACTTGCGCCATTTGTCGTTATCGCCAGTGATATTGCGCTCCAATTGACGTCTGGCCTTCTTTGCATCAAACATTTTCGTTTCTTTGGGGCGCTTCTCATTCATGGCGTAACGGTGAAACATGGCGTTTCTTGCCATAAGCTCCAATTCATCTATTTTTCGCAACTTGGCCCCTTTGAGCAGAAGCTTGTACTCGTTAGGAGTCCATGACATGATTAAATCCACATCATAAACCCCGAGCCAATGTGCGGAGTTCGTAATTATTTGGTCGTAGTCGATCCCGTTCTCTCTTTGTATGCCTCTTTCATCATCTTCAAGACTTCCTTGCCGTTCTCTTCGTCCTCCAACCGTTTCGCTTCCATTTCCGGTGTTTCGTTCGGAGCCGGTTTCTTCCCTTTGTTCATCTTCTCCATCATCTTCCAACGCTGACGGATCACACCTTTGAAAAAACCCGCTGAGTCCAGTGTCGTGAATGCTTCATTGATCATCTTGTCAATTGCCTCGCCTGTCTCGTCTTCATCAATGATTTTCATGATTGCTTCTTCAATAGCCTCAGTTGAAGGCTTTTCTTTCTTCAAGTAAGCAAGTGCGCAATCCCAAAAAGCAGAAAGGTAGGAAGCCTCTTCATTCAGCAGACTCATGTAAATATTCATTGTGCCGCCTTTGCCCTTTTCGTCCTCAGTGGAGTATTTTTCGTTTGCCAATCTGTCAAAAGCAAAGTCGCAACGTGATTTGTATTCTTTATCTCCGATAGTTAAGTAAGCCATTTATAAAACCTCCGATTATTTTTGTATGTTAAAAAAGAGCCCGGGAAGCCCGGACCCTATGATTCCTTTTCTGTTCGTATCGTAAAATTGGCCGATCGTTCCGATTCCCCGGCCGAGTTCACTGCCGACACGTTAAAAATGTAGGCGGTATCCGGCTTCAGGTTAGGATTCGACGTGTACGAGTTCGTTGAGACAGTCGCTATTTTTGCGTAAAATCTGTAAATGTTGTAAGATGTCGCCCCTTTCACCGCATCCCATGAAAAACTCACCTGATTTGAAGTGGCGCTTTTCGCAGTTATATTGCGGGGTACGTTAGGGCGTAACCGCTTGTGTTTGCGTAACAATCTCAGACATTGAGGACTCGCCCGCATCGTTCACAGCAGAGACGTTGACCGTCAGTTTCGTGTCGGCCGCAATTCCTGTCAAGGTGTGGGATGTGCCTGTGACATTTGCGTCCAGTTGCTTGCTCGCTCCCCTGTATACCTTATATGAAGTTGCCCCATCTACCGCATCCCATTTCACGGTCACGCTGTCAGTCGTAGCCGTGAACGATAGATTTTGGGGCGCATTAGGGCGTAGTCGTGCCGCCGAATTCCTCAAACTTAGTCGCGCCGGCAGAGGATTCAATCATCGCTAAAATTTCATCTGATAGTGGCGGCAATTCGCCTTTGAATGTTTTCCCGAGCACAGGCAGAGTTATTGAAACCTCAACAAACCCATCCTGCGGCTGACTGAATTCCAAACTTTCAATAATTGCATGTCCAAAGACAGAATCATGCTTATCATTTTTGTTTTTGTTTTTATTGACTTTCCAGACCTTAATTGCCTTTTCGTTATCATAAGCACTTTCAATCGCTTCCTGCCCCGGATCGGTCACAGCAGCATAATAAGTCAGCTCAAAGCTTTCATTTTTTGTACCATAACCGACAATACGGCCTGATTTTGTGGACTCATCCAGCGTGTCCTGTTCTTTCGTGTGTGACCCTTCTGTTTGAAAGGCGATGAACAGCCCGTCTGCCCCTTTTGCATCCATCGGCTGCACAAAATAAATCTCATCTTTACCGTTTAATAAATCTGGCATTTCTTTCATCCTCTCAATTGTTTATTGTGAAGCGCATTCTGAGAATGCCGTGACGCGTGTACCCGTCAATATCGGTGATCACCTGCATGCTGCGCATCTCAGAACGGCATAAAGAAAAGCCCTCTATTGTTAGGGGCCTGCTTGTTAACGCTTGAAGCATGAGGCTCAGAATCTCCATTGCTTCTTTTTTTCCGTTGTAACCTGACCAGCAGTGTAAAACCACATTGATTTCTTCACCGCTGGATGTCTTGGTTTTAAATGGGGATACATCATCATCGCCCATTGTCACATAAGGCTTTTGCTGATCTTTCGGGACTGCATCAAAGACGCCCGTGACGCGCCCGTCCAGCTCTTCGTCTGTTGATAACCTCTTAAATAGAGCAGCCTGCAACGGCCACAGGGCAGATCGCATGATGACAGCTCCTTTCTATCACATTTGACTGGCAAAATACCGCATGCCTTCGTCCACAGCTGGATTCCAGAACGGCTGCGCCCGCATTCCCCGGGTGACTACCCATCTATTTAGCTTGGTGTCGTAATAAACCCACGGCGTTTGCCGGCCGCCGCCTTCCTCTGCGTAAATCCCTGTTCCGTATTCCACATATACGGCATAATCGGCACCAACAGAAATAACGGCCCGTAAGCCGCCCTCTTGGTAGTCGATTTCAATTGAATTTTTCAGGTTCCCCCCGTCTATTGCGGCGGTCGGAGCATTCAGAACAGCATGGCTGTAAATCAGCTCGGCCGTGTCTGTGACCAGTTGCTTAATATCATCTATGACCCGGCTTCTGAATTCGCTCGTGGCTCTTTGCATCTGCCTGACCCATCTTCCGCTCACCTCAGCCATTGCCCTTCAGTACCCCCGTTACCTGACATTTCAAATTCATAATCTCATGCATGCCGCCCTGGTCGATCGGATCTGATTTGAGAGTCAGCACCTTGTTTTCGTAGATGATCCGCATTGTCTTCTCAATATCATTGCGGTACGGGAAATACACATTGCAATCAACCGGATTCTGAAGCTGTTGAGCCTGATAATATTCCCGGGACGTAATCCCACCGACAAAGGCCTCTGTTGTGAGATAATCAGTGAATTTTTCAACATAGCCCCCGCCGCCGTCCGGCACCTCTTCCCACCGCTGAAACGTTATGACATGCGGGAATTCTTCATAGATCATCGGAATGCCTTTCTGTATGGGTACAGATTCTTCATAATGTGTTGCGGGAATTCCGTGTTATACGAATATGACACATCCCCCATACTTCTCCCAGACAGACCAGACGGCGTCATATTGTATTCAGCCGCTTTCGCAACAAATATTTTTACACCAGCGGGCAGCGCTTTTGGATCAAAAGTATTTTTGCATTCGTCTGCGGCAACCTCAATTAAAATAGGGACAACCTCAGACAAATAAGCGTCATGCTTATCGGTTGTTATCCCTATCATTCGTTTCACTTGTTGGATGTCCATTGGATCACCCTTTCAATTTTTCGAGAAGTGTTTCTCGTTTCATGTTGTAATAACCTGAGATCCCTTTATCCTTTGCTACCTGCTTGAGTTGCTCGACAGTCATTTCGTCATAAGACAGTTTTTCTTGAGCTGCCTTATCGATGTT